CACTCCAATGCCTCTCTGCTCCGACTGCTCAATCGGCAGTACCGCGAGATTGAATCGCTCAAGGAAAAGTCACAAAAAAGACTAAACAAGATGTGTGATCTTGCGGATGAAATCGAATCGCTCAAGGCTCAGAGACCACAATGGATCAGTGTTGATGAGCGGTTTCCCAAGGAAGCTGACGGTATGTGGGTGATGGTGCGTGATGATCGTGGTCAATACAACTACATAGAAGCGCGGTTCGTCTTTCCAAACAGCGATGAGATAACCCACTGGATGCCCATACCAACACTTGAGGAATTAACTAATGCCAAATGAACACATAGAAGTCGTTAAGAGATGGAGAGCAGGTGAGGTCTTTAGTGCACAAGAACTAATGGCAAATGCTGAGGCTGCTGCTGATGCTGAGGCTGCCCTTTGGGATGATGAGAATCCTTCTCATGCTGCTGCTGCTGCTTATGCTGCTTACCGGGCTGCGCTTGCTACTATTGCGGACGCTTACACTGGTGCTGCTGCTGATGATGCCGACCATTGGGTTAAACAATACGAGGAGTTAACTGATGACAAATGAACACATTGAACTGGTTAAGAGATGGCTGGAAGACAATAGCAGTGTGAGCATAGAAGAGCTAAAGGCTAATGCCGATGCTGCTCTTGCTGCTTGGCTTTCTGCTCGTGCTGCTGGTGTTGCTGGTTGGGCTGCTGATGCTGCTTACTGGGTCAAAAGATACGAGGAGTTAACTAATGACAAATGAACACGTTGAACTGGTTAAGAGATGGCTGGAAGACAATAGCAGCGTTAGCCTAGAAGAGCTAAGGTCCGCTCGTGATGCTACTCACGGTGATGCTACCTATGCTGCTGCGCAGGCAAGGTGTGTTCGTGCCGCTGTTCATGTCGCTACCTATGCTCGTGACGCTGATCGTGCCGCTGCTGCTGCTGCGGCATCTGCTGCTTGGGTTGCTGCGCGTGCTGCTGCTGCTGCTCATGATGCTGCTGCTGCTGCTGCTCATGATGCTGCTGATGCTGCCTACTGGGTTAAAAAATACGAGGAGATAACTAATGACAAATAAACACATAGAACTTGTTAAGAGGTGGTTAGCAGACAATAACAGTGTGAGCTTAGAAGAGCTAGAGGCTGCTCGTGATGCTACTCATGCTGATGCTGATGCTGCTGCTGCGAAGGTATCTGCTGCTCGTGCCGCTGTTCGTGCCGTTACTTCTGCCCGTGATGCTGATCTTGCTGCTGCTGGCGCTCGTGCCGCTGCTTTCTGGATTAAAAAATACGAGGAGTTAACTAATCTGAAAATCAAGGAGTCACACATCTCTTTGCCGCCAACGATGGCAGCAGCATTGAATACAGCGGGAAGTACCGCCAGGGAGATTAAATGCTAACGATTAGACAGCAAGAGGTTTACGACTTTGTGAAAAAGTACAAGTCGATAAATCAGGGAGTCACACCCAGGTTGGTGGACATAGCTGATAACTTTGGCTGGGCATCGCCTAATTCCGCAAAATGCCACCTAGATTTGATTGTCAAAAAAGGCTACTTGAAAAGAGATAGGAGGGCGCTGATGATTGTAGATAACTCAATTTGTGCAACCTGCGGGAGAGTGATATGAAAAGTGGGCAGACGTTACCTCAAAAAATAAAAGAGGCTCGCGTGACCTCGTTGCGTGAACTGTTATCTAAACAGGGTCATCTCCAGCATGCCATTGTCCTGATTGACCAATTGAAGGACTTAAAAACCGAGCTAGAGCCGCTCGAGGTTAGACGAATAGAGGTCGCACTCGCTGGGCATATGAAGCTATTGAACAAGTACCTACCGGACATGCGCGATGCCCAGGAAGAGGCCAAGCTAGTATTCGGGACTGTGATGACGCTGGACTACACTGGAATGGAGAAGGAGGTTAAATGATAGACGAGCGAAGTGACGAGGACGATATGAACACTTGGATAGAAGAAATTGAGGCACGGTGCGTAAGGGCCGTGGTTATTCTCTCAAAATTTGCAGGGATGAGCATTGATGACTTCCTCGACAGGGTGTTCGAGGATCACGATGAGTAAGCACTATGACCGGGTGAAGGAGCGAGAGAGGTTCAACAAAGAATTCGACAGGATATTCAATGCGAAAAAGAAACGTACTGCCAAACCCCGAGATCAAGGTACGGTACGCGCCCCAAGGCGAGACACTACGACAGTTTCACGCCGAGAGGGATGAAAACCACCACAGGGTTTTAATCGGCCCGCTGGGGTCAGGTAAAACGCAGGCGTGTATAGCCGAGTGCCTGCACCTGATTGATAACCAAGAGCCTCGCGACGAGATGTCCACCAACGCTGTCGGTGAGCGGGTCATGATGCCAGTTCGCAGAACGAGAGGCGTCATTGCGCGTAACACCTTCGCTGACCTCCAGAACACGACGATCAAGGATTGGCGCGATTGGACGGACAGCATGGAAATTGGCACCTTCGTCAACGGCGCTGGGGGGAAGTCACCGACTTGGAACTGCACCTACTTTAAAAACGATGGCACCAAAATTATTGCGCAGGTTGTGTTCCTTGCTTTCGATTTAGAACAGGACATGCGGAAGGCTCGTGGCCTACAGTGCAGTTGGGTCTGGGTGAACGAGATGAAAGAGATGCGTTACGCGCTGGTCAGCCTGTTATTCGGCAGGACCGGAAGATACCCGCCACGTTCTCGCCAGATGATGATTGCTGATAGCAACGCGCCGGATAGGGACCACTGGCTAGGTCAACTGGCGCTGGTTCAAAACCCTGATCGGTGGTGGTTTGGGATACAACCAGGCGGCGTCACCAACGAGGGCGGGAGATGGATGCCCAACCCAAACGCGGAGAATATCAACAACCTACCCGAGAATTACTACATGAATCAGGTCTCAGGCGCGGTAAGTGATGCTTACGTCCGTCAGAACCTCGGTAACGAGTTTGTACACTTCTCTGATGGTAGACCGGTACATCCAGACTTCAACGAGCAGCTACATGTGAGCGCGTGTGAGGCCGTTCCAGGTTACCCGCTGGTCGTTGGTATAGACTTTGGTAGGACACCCGCAGCCGTGATCATGCAGTCAACTGGGCTGGGTCAGTGGTCAGTGATCGAGGAGGTTGTAACAGTCAACAGCAGCGCACTGCCATTTGGCAGGGAGGTCAGGCGGTTACTCAGCGAGAAGTATTCGGGGTACACGATCAGCGTCTGGTGTGACCCTGCGGGCGATGCGATGGCGCAGACCCGCGACGAGACACCCATCGAGATGCTCAGACTCGCGGGGCTTGAAGAGGCGATGCCATGCCACACGAATGACTTTGAAGTGCGGATCACGGCGCTCGATGAGAAGCTACGGTCCCTGTCAAACGGTAGACCGTCTATCCTGATAGATCCTAGATGCACTACCCTAGTCAGAGGATTAGCCGGTGCCTACAAGTACAAGCGGATTCAGGTGTCAGGTGGCGATAGGTACACTGACAAGCCAGATAAGGGGCCGGAGTCGCATGTTTGTGAGGCGTGTCATTACGGGCTTTTGGGCGCGGGTGAGGGCTTTACGACATTCGATATGGATGACGTTGTTGGTGATGTTGATGACTGGCACCCAGAGCATTCACGTTTCATGTGAAACCTGTACGAGAGTCAGGCTGTGTGAGATGACAGTATTGCAAAGGGGTGTTTAGTGGCACAATAGGCGTTACTGACTAAGCTAATTGACAGTTATGCCCCGACGATTCAAAGCTGGAAGAATAAAGCAAACTCGATCACGGAAGCAGACTGCCACGTTCGCTAAGTCAGTGATGGGTGATGGTACTCACATCGAGACATTGCCCACTGACCGTCTGTTGGCCCAAGAGCGTGAGAACGATCCCGTGTTTCACAGCCAACGTAAACTTGGCGGCACGATTGACGATTCAATCCCGTTCCCCCCCACAGTTTTCTACTGGCCAGGTCAGTACACCCTAGCAGCCACCACTGGCACAACCCCCACGTTCACCCGAGCCACTTCTGCGACATTTGAAGACTTTGAAGGGCTGGTCAGGACGGCTGATAGCGGTGAGCCGAGGTTTGTTGGTGCTAGGCGGGTAGAGAATCTGATTACCGCTAGTGAGGATATGACTAATGCGGCTTATTCCTCATCGTCCGGTGCAACGGTTGATTCGGCCACTCAAGCTAGTTTCGATGGCACAAACAACGAGTCGGTATACCAAGACGTCACCATTGCAGACGACGGTTCCGGTGCGGGCGGGAGGACTTTTGTGTTCTCTTGTTACGTCAAACTCATTACAGGCACCATTACCGCAGACGCCAAAGTTGAGTTGGATGTGCAGGGTGACGCAATAGGCGCAACTACTAACGTGGCTATCGGCAGCGCCATCAATAGCACCACGGCTCAGAGATTTTCCATCACGGCATTGACGGACGCGGCAGGCACCAACGTACAACCCGTGGTCATTGTTGACGATGCAGTGACCCTAGAAATCACTAACTGGCAACTAGAAGAAGTCACAGGCCAGACCAATCAGAACCCCAGCGAGTACGTGTCAACAGGGGTTGGTACTGGGGCTGAGGAGTTAGTTAACGGTGGACCATTCACTGATACTACAGGTTGGGATCACGAGTCCGGTACTGAACTTTCTGTTGTTGCCTCTTCTATCCAAGGGACTAAAGTTTCGGGTGGAAACGGATTACGAATGTGGGTAGAAGTACCGACGGTAGTAGGCAAGACCTACGCGTATTCTTTCCATGTCGGGACACCAACAACAAACGTAGCTCCGCGCGTCAGTATGTTTGACACTAACGCTGGTGATCCTGCATCAAGTTCCCTTGTAGTTTACGATACAAGTTATACGCGAACTTACGTCGCCACAGCAACCACCTCCTACCTAGTAGGCTATGTAAATACGGCAGCTGTTGGCACTAAGATGACGCTGAGTGACATCTCAATCAAAGAAGCCTCACACGGCGCAAACATCGACGGTGTCCAGTATTTCAACACGCTCAACGCCAACACAGTCACTGCTGGAGTTGTCACAGAGGCCACGGGTAGTGCGATAACGTCAGCGACTACGCAGTTCGGTGATCTGAATGGGGGAGCAGGTGATTACTTCTCCACCCCTGACAGCGTGGCTAACAGCCTCAGGCAGTCAATGGTTATTGATGTTGATTTAGTCCTTGACGAGGACTCTGGCGGTTATCGAACCATTATGTGCAAGGGTTACTCCGCCCCCTCTAGGGGTTGGTTTATTGACGAGTCAGTCGGCGGGCAACTTCGATTCTATATTAGTGGTGATGGTACTGCCCAAGTCGGCATTACGGGTACTAATTCTATACCCAGAGGCCAGAGGTTTAACCTCAAGGCTGTATATGATGCGGTAACAACAGGCATATCGCTGCTGGTTAATGATGTGGAGATAGCCTCTAACACTTCCACAGGAATAACCTCTCTGTACGATAATGCAGGCTTGGTTAGTGTTGGCTGTAATCCAAGTGCATCCTATGATTCAATTGACGGCAAAATCTACTCAGCCACAGTCACTAAAGGCCCGACCCCTTACCCTTATGTATTACTAGATGGTGTCTCAGGGACGTATGTCTCTACGCCTGATAGTGCTGCGAATAGCATTACGGGCAACATGACGATTGAAATTGACGCAGACATAGATTGGACACCTAACCCTGCACAAATGCTATTTTCTAAATATGGAAGCCCAGGTAATCGTGGCTGGTATATCTACAACTTCAACTCGGGGACGGGCCTTCAGCTATTATATTCGGATGACGGGAATGCTAATATTACGGTAGCCCCAACAGTAGCAATATCCACCGTGTTCCCCGGTAAGCAACGGGGGATGATAAGAGTATCCATTGATGTTGATAATGGGGCGGGTGGAAATGATGTTACTTTTAGCACATCAGTTGACTCTGGCGTAACGTGGGTCCAGCTTGGCGATGTTGTTACTGCCGTAGGAACCACAAGCATCTTCCCAAGTACCGCAGATGTCGCAGTTGGGACATACTTCCCTTCGGGTAGCCCTAACGAGTCTCTGACAGGCATCGTCTACTCAGCTAAACTATACAACGGTGTTGGCGCATCCAAGGTGCTTGTCAACAACTTCTACCCACAACCCTACCTCCAAGGCGACACCAACTTCACCTCTGTCACTGGTGAACTCTGGACACTTCAAGGTAACGCTATAGCCACATCACCTATTGATGACGGGGCCAAGGTAGACTTCAACGCCAATGACTATGTAGCAGGCCAGACGTTTGAATCAAGCGGTACTAATGCTGAATTATGGACGGCACACGGCAACGCCAAGGCATTCACTCCACTTAGCCAAGCAATAGACTTAGACGGCTCAAGTGATGGGTGGTCAACCCCGTCGCAGCATATTTTAGGCGATGCCTTCTTCGCAGGATGGGGCGCGCCTGATGATTGGACTTCAGATCAGTTTATTCTAGGAAAGTACGATGTCACCCCTAGCAACTCAAGAGCATACGCCTTGGGTGTAACGTCCAACGGCTACTTGACGGTTATTACATCATCCGATGGCAGCGCAACTGTACAGAGCGATACCACCATAGCCCCCGGCTTTACAGACGGATCATTACATGGGTTTGGGGTATCAATAGACTTGTCTGCGAATACTGCAAGTTTTTACACAACCAGCGACTCTCCGTGGACGCCAAGCAATCAGGTTGTCTGGACATTGCTGCAAACCGTAGCTCATGTCCAGACAGGTATTAACAGCAACAATTCCTTTCCCACGGTAGGCGGCTTGCAGAACAACCTTTCCACTAATAACTGGACAGGCCGCATCATGCGAGCCTACGCCATAGCCTCAACAGACCCAACTGTACAACCTGCATGGGACTTTGACGCCAGAGCCTTAACCCCTGGAGTCACCACAGGCACTATGCCCACTGGCGAGGTCTGGACAGCAGTTGGCAATGGAACAATCGAGGCTCAGATACCTGCACCGTGGGATGCATCTGGGCCATTTGGTTATCTGGCTGAGGGGGCAAGGACTAATATAATTACAGCAAGCCAAGACATTATTGCACATCCGTCTGGTTATTATATAACTGGTGCGAACATAACAATCACTTCTGGGTTTACCGATCCAGCAGGAACAAGCACAGCAGTTCGGCTCACGGCAACGGGAAGCGGTACTGCGGCAGATAACTACATTCGCAGGTTTAGTGACACACCCACATACACAAAAGGCACATTCTCTGTTTGGGTGCGCAGGATAACGGGAACCGGAGTAATTTCTCTTCAGGCCCCCGGTGGAGGTTACGGATATAAAGACGTTGAAAGCGAAATATCTGATGCGTGGACTCGCGTTGATATCAACGGGACTGCTGCGGGAGGCTTCTTATATTGGGGTATCGGCGTTGAAACAAGCGGGGATGTCATCGAGGTAGCTTTCTTCCAGATGGAGCCAGAGGCAGACTTCCCATCATCTTATATCCCCACAGATGGCTCTTCAGTAACCCGTAACGCTGATCTGCTAACTGCGCCAGCCGCAGGGAATGCGGATACGTTCCCGATGACAGTTAGTGCTGATTACATACTGAACAATCCAGCAGTGTCCCTGTACAGGTTAGTAACCGTAAGTGACGGCACCAACGATAACCGAATCAACATGCTTACCGATACAAGTGGAGGCGCACAGGAGCCAAGCCTGTTCGTTCGATCTAGCGCGGCTAATGTTGCTTCCATCACTAGTTCCGTTGCGGGAGTAGAGGGCGCATCAAGCACCATCACAGGCGTTGTAGCGGCCAATGATTTTGAGTTGTATCAGGACGGCGCTTCGGTGGGCCGTGATGCGGCAGGGGCTGTCCCTAGCGGCATGACGGTTATCAACATTGGCTCTCAGTATGATGATTCAGGCCAACCCTACGGCAACATCCGTAGCGTCAAGATATTCGATGAGCGGCTGACTGACGCAGAGGTAGCAGACCTATGATGTGGTACATATCAATCTGTGAAGACCTCCCCGCCCTGATAGCCACCGGATTAGTGGGCGAGTCCTCGTCCCTACGAGGCATGATAGACGGCAGGAGTGGTAACTACGTTTGCACCAACGCTAATGCGAGGCTGGTCAGTGCGGATGGCACAAAGTCTATGGTTATCATCACTAGCCTTGAGGGGCTTGAGGAGATTATCGAGCTTCCCTACATCATCATCACGACTCCCGAGGTCGTATTTGGTTATGTTGAGCAGCAGACTGACGAGGATGGTAATCTGCTCTGGGGGCCATACTACGAGGTGCAGCCACCTGACTACACGGTCACTACTGACCACTGGGTAGACACAGGACGGGTGGACGAGGACGGGTTCCCAATCTACGAGAATCACCCGACAACGGAAACCATCACGCCTCCGCCTTACGAGACAAGAGATCCGATTACGCAGGACGTACCACCTGATCCAGTGATGAGAGCCTTGTATGACTCGATTTACGATCAGTCGCCAGTGCCTAATCCTGAAGATCCCACGGCTCCACCGACGATCCCATCTCAGTTCTTCGCGCTGCCAGGCGGGTATGACCCGAGCCATCTACTATGAGGGTGCTTTTGACACTGCTGATGCTTGCGGGGTGCAAGACACTACCAGCCCCGTTTGAGACTGGGCCAGAGGTTGCACCACCGATAGGTTGTATTGAGGGTAGGGAGAGGGGAGTTGACTGTTGATAAGGACGACCTACAGGCGATCAGTGACTACGTTAACTGGCGATTTAATTACACCTCTGACGTTGAACAGCGGGGAGTGCCTGAGCATTGGGTTGATGTTTCAGAGCTTGATTCGCTCGAGAGTTTGGCTAAACGAACATTCAAGGACGATTGTGATGGGTATGCACTGGCTTGTCGGTATCAGTGTCGCAAATTGCAAATCCCTAATCGACTTGTTTTTTGTCAAACTGAGACTTATGAATACCACCTCGTTTTAGAAGTCGAGGGATGGATTTTAGACAACAGACGGCGGTGGGTGATTGCTAGGCACGAAGCTGGATACAGGTGGATTAGTATCAGCGGGTATGAGAAAGGTGACCCGTGGCATGAGGTTCATTCGTGACTGACATTTTTAAGGCGCTCGACAATATAAAGGTCTGGCAGTTGTTTTTCGGAGTTGGGGTGGCGCTGATTGTGCTGGGCCTGACTGGGGAGGTGAGAGACGTTACGCTCATAGAGGGTGAGGAGATTCATGCGATTGTCATTGGCTGCGTTTTTGTTGCGCTGTCAGTATTAATGAGGATGACACCCGACCCTCTGAAGGCTAGGCGCGTTGAAGTTTCGGCGGCACAACTAGAATTTGCGTCTAATTTCAATGACTGGGAAATATATGATAACGCGGCTCACGACCTGCTGTATTCAGACAACCAACTGAGCAGTGACGCTAAGAGCATAAAGATATCGACGTTAAGGATTGAACTAGCCTTGGCGCAAGGGTTGCTAGAGAGCAAGACGGAGGATGGTAAGCGATACATCCGCTACATAAGACCAAAAGATGGGAGTTATTAAATGAAGTCACCAACAGATAGGAGCGGAAGCGTTGGCGGTCGGAGATCGAAGACCGGTAACGACATGACTGCGGGTAATTCTGTGACGCGACCAGGTAAGAGGCGCTCGTTTCAGAGTTCAAGAACCGAGGCTGTAGCAAAAGAGTCTACACGTTTCGAGAAGAATCAAATTCATGGGGGTCGTAAAGACTCATTAAACCGAGGTTGATATGGACAGTAAGTTTATAGATGAGATTTTGAAGGCAAGCGGTTCACGCCGCGAGTCAGTGCTGGCAGTTCTGGAGAAGCATGGTGCTTTATCTTCAGATGCAGAGCCAGCGAAGAAAACAAAAAAGGCTAAAGCCAAAGAGTAATCTTATGAAACAACTTGTAAACGCTCTGCAAGCGATGATCGTTGAGAGTCAGGCTGCGACGACTGAAACAAGTTCGCAGCGTGAAATCAACCATCGCATGTACTCGCTGCAACCGATAGGTAACGAGATCCCTGGACGAAGTCAGTATGTCTCGCCTGATGTTCTTGATTCCGTTGAAAGCAAAAAAGCGTTATTTGCTGAGACATTTTTCTCGGGCAGGCAGGTTGTGCGGTTCGCTGGAGAAGACAAACAGGAGTCTGAGAAGAAGACTGCTTACGTCGAGATGCAGCTAGACTGCAACAATGTTTACCAGTTGTTTCGCGACGGTTGGCATGATGCGTTTGTTGCAAAAAAAATGACCGTGGTCGCTGAGTGGCTGGATGATACGGAGGATGTTGTAGTAAACCTTCAGAACGCATCACAGATGGGTGTTATGCAGATAATCTCCGAGTTGTCAAAGGATAACGGCGAGGTGATTAATGTTGACGTTTCAAAACTTCAGCAGGTTGGTCAGGATGCGACCGGCGTACTTTCCAGTGGCAGGATGGTTGTCCAATTTGATCGCGGGAAGGTTGATTTAACACTCGTTCAACCAGAGCGATGTTACCGCGACCCAGCGGCGACCTACGTCACAGATGGGCAGTGGTTTACCTACGAGCTGGAAATCGCTAAGGGTGATCTTATCAAGCGTGGCGTTAGCGAGGATCAAGTAGACAAGCTGACGAACGAGTACAGGTTCGGTCAGGGTGACGAGGACAATGCGCGTAAGGCGCATGACTCTAGTTGGTCGCGTGGGCGGCAGGCTAAACGTGCAGACGAGCAGACGCTTGTAACAGCATACGTGACCTATGCATGGCTTGACATGGACGACTATGGCGAGGAGTACCAGACCGAAGAGTACGAGGAAAGTTACGGGCTTTACAAAATCATGTGGGCTAACGGCGAGTGCCTTGAAGACGAAAACGGCAAGATGCTTATCGAGGAGGTATCCGAGATCCCCGTTTTTGAATGGACCGAGTATAAAATATCTCACGCCGAGACTGGGATGTCTGACGCCGACCTCACCAGCCACACGCAGAAGGTCCAGAGCACGTTAAAGCGGTTGATCATAGACAACCAGCAGATGCGTAACACGACACGCTACGAGGCCACGGTTGGCTCTGTGAAGAACCCCAGAGAGTTGATTGACAATAACATTGGTGGGACGGTATGGACTCAACGACCCGGCTCTATCGTTCCTCTGGCGACCCCTGAGCTATCGCCCCTATCGTTGGCAATTGTGCAGATGCTGGATCAGGACAAGGATTCTAGGTCGGGCGTGTCGGCCCTGAGCAAGGGACTGAACATGGGCGCGGTCAATAATCAGAATGCGTCTGACATGATCGAGAGGCTGACCAATTCGGGCCAGAGGAGGGTCATTAGGGCCGCGAGAGACTTCGCGCAGACGTTTATGATCCCGTTGTGCCAGTACATCTACAAGCTGGGCGCTAGGAATGATCAGCGAACCCACAGCCGCGAGGTTGCAGGTAAGTACGAACTTATAAAACCGGCTGCATGGCCCGACATGGATGTTGACATGGACATCTCTGTCGCCCTGACACCGGACGAGCGTGAGCGGCATGGACAGGCTCTGCTGGCGCTTTATCAATTCCAGATGCAAGACCCTGACCTCAAGCTAGGGTTCGGTTACGCGCAGAAACACGCGCTTTTAGAGGATATATACGACTGTTTGGGTGTACCTGACTCCAGCACCTACCTGTTGCGACCTGACGCTCCTGAGTACGCTAAAAAGCAACAGTTTCAGGCCAAACAGATGCAGGACCACCAGAAGCAACAACAGATGCAACAACAGATGCAGCAAGCAGCAGCGCAGAAGCAGCAACAACTTGAGATGGACCGCTACCAGTTCGATCAGTGGCTGAGAAAATCGGAGGATGGTCGCTCCTGGGCTGAATTAGAAATTGCAAAAGCAAAGGCTGAAGTCGATGCAAGGGATACGGTCGCTGACAACATCAGGGCTGACGAGAAATTATCATGGGAGATTGCAAAGGGGACCGCTGAGATAAACCTAGAGGATCGTCAAGAGAGGGCCGTAAACATTGATTAGAGAAAAGTTATCCAAGTTGCCTGATCCAACAAAGATCGACAACCCCGTACTGCGTCGAGTAATCGAGAGGAGATTAGAAAATGACCCAGCAACCAAAGAGCGGCGAAAGAAAGAGTTCGCGAAATCTTACTTACGAACCAGAGCCGCTATCGAAGCAGGAACTGATACAGCAGGGGGAGGCGGCGGCACAGATGCTGAACAACCCAGTGTACAACCTGAGTCACAGATCGACGGTCGTCGCAATTCAGGACGAGTGGATGCAGACAAGCCCCCACGAAAAAGAAAAAAGGGAGGGGTTATATCAGGAAATGAGGGCGCTCAGTCGAGTCTCGCTGGTCTTCATGGAGATGGTCAACGAGGCGACAGCATTAAGCGACGAGGATCTAAATCAAGAGCGTAGCAACGAACTGTATCAATAACAGTATTCCAGACACATCAAGAGGAGTGTAAGATGTCAGAGCAACAATCGGAACAAGCCCCCAGCGGGAATTCTGAAAAAAGTTTTTTTGAAAAGAAACGCGAGGCTTTAGCTAACGAGCGTGGTGTCATCAATGACGAGCCACCGCTAATCCCCGAAACAGTCGAACTCGGTCAATTTGACGAGGACGCGCACCAACCTGATTCTCAATTGGTTGATGACCCCGAAGACCAGACGGTTGACGAGGCACCAGACGACCAACTTGACGACACAGAAGTGGACCTTGACGACGATGCCGAGGGTGCAGAAGTTCTGAGTGAAGACGCAGAACACTGGAAGGCACAGGCTGAAGAAGCCGAGAACCTGCGAAGTGAGATGCAGGGAGATTACACCCGAAAAACGCAAGTCCTAGCACAACAACGTAAGCAACTTGAATCTGACGCAGCATTGAATGCTGGGGTTCTCCAGACCTACGTCAACAACGCGGACCAATACTTGTCTCGTTGGCAAAACGTAAACTGGCAACAACTTCAGCAGACATTAGATCCGGCACAATACCAACAGAGAGTCTCTGAGTATCGACAGGCGGTGGCGTTAAAAGACAAGGCATTGGGTCAGCATCAGGGATTCGTTAGTCAGGCATCAGAGATGCTTGAACGGCAGAAGACTGATGAGGCTAACCTATCGAGAGATATCCTGAAAGGGACGATACCGGGTTGGGGCAATGAGCTATACGGGCAGTTGGCAGAACATGCGACCAAGGAACTGGAACTCACTTCGGACGAGTTTAGCGACATCACCGATCACCGAATCATTCGGCTGATTTATAAAGACTTCGCTAGTCGCGATCCAAAGAGACTCCAGAATATTCGTAAGAAAAGTTCGCGCACCAAATCTCAGGCTCGCAACGTACAACGGCGTAGCTCCGAGGGTAAGTTTCAGTCAGCGAAGCAAGACCACCAGAGTAGACCTGGTGACCGCAACGCTTCTGTCAATTACTTCAGAGAGAAACTCCAACGAGAACGGGAAGGTGGGCAAAATCGGAGATAAAAGCTCATGGCTTTCGGAACATATACACAGTTAAGACAGAAGGAAGATGTTGAAGATAGCATCTATGTAATTTCACCCGTTGATAACCCCGTTGCTAGTATGTCACGCACACTTCGTGCGACAGGCAAGCTGCACGAATGGACCAGCGATGTACTGCAGGCGGCAGGTGTTAACGCTGCCGTTGAGGGGGCTGACGCTCCTGCTGACAGTTCAGCCGCAGTGACCGAGTTGCAAAACTATTGTCAGATCATGACAAAGTCAGCGCAAATCACTGGGACACTCGAAACCGTAGATAAGTACGGCCGGGACTCAGAAATGGCCTACCAACTTGAGCTTCGTTACGGCGAGATGGCCAACGACGAAGAAATGGCGATTGTCGGCGCACCAGGCGGTGCTCGTCAGACTGCTACCGCTGGTTCAGCAGTTGCTGCACGTAAGATGGCGTCACTACAGAGTCAGCTTGACGCTAGTGTGATCAAGTACGCTACTGCTAACCGTTTGGTTGGTGGTGTGGCTATCACAACAGTGGCGCAGCTTGAGCAGTGTTTGCTTGATGCTCATCTGGCAACGTATGAGGCGGGTGGTAACCCATCCTACTTGTTTACGAATCCGGCTACCGCTGGTTACATCAGTTCATTCGCCTACCAGTCTGGTCGGTCGCGTGATCTGCGTAACGAGAAGACTTTCATGAATGTCATTGACCTTTATGTAAGTTACTACGGAGAGTTGGACGTAGTTCTCGACAGAAACCAGGACGTTACAACGAACTGCTACCTGTTGTTGGACTTTGACTATCTCGCGACACCAGTGCTGCGGCCTACGGTTGATTACCCAACCGCCAAGACCGGCGATGCTGAGAGTCGTCAGATAATTCGTGAGTCAACCTTTGCTGTCTTGAACACCAAGGCGCATGCGATGGTAGACGCGATCCCAGCGGGTTTGACATAAGCCTGAATTGAGGGGGTGGAAACGCCCCCCTTTTTTAATT